CTAAGAACATTGTCCCGAAAGGGATCAGCCGGTGCACACGGCTCGATGCTACCAATGACCTACATCCTTAAAAAACAAAGGGTCGTTACCTATCGAAAGAACGGCGTACCGGCTGTGATCCTCGAAGGAAAATGGCTCACAAAACTATATCGCCTCCACATTGGAGATGTCGTCGACATAGATCATAACTGGCCCAATGAAATAAAGCTCTCAAAGAATCATGAGCTCAGTAAAAAAAGACAAAATGAATTGAAAGAGCGAAATGAACTTCGAAAGCAATATCTCAAGGCATTAAAAAATAATGACAACACAAGAAAAAACTAAAGTCTTGGCGCGTGAAGCTCTAAAGCTAGTCAAGGAAAAAGCACCAGCAATAGTAGATGAACAAATATTGGCACACATGCTTGATGAGGTTTCTGAATTTACAGGCGACATCATGGGCAAGCTAACCAATATAGATGCGGACAACGAAAAAAACATCATGATGGCACACGGAATCATCTATGACGGACTTCTTCAAGAAGTTATCAATCAAATAAGAAATACGATGCATGCCGCAGCCGGAAAGAGGTTAGAAGAATTCGAAAAATTATCAGCAAAATAAAATCCCCCCGTGAGGAGAGATTGAACCCTAGATAAGTACATTCTCCCAAAATCTTCACGGAAAGTCAAAGAGAGATAGTCGCCTTGGCAGGCGCTTTCTCTCTTCATAAAAACCATGCAAGAAAATAAAACACTTAATTTGATACCAAATAGCACACAACTTCCAAACCTCATTCTTGATTTAGTGGTCCCGCTCATACCTGAGTCTGAGGCTAGATGTTTGATTTATATATGCAGAAGAACTTTCGGATTTCATAAAGGTTCAGATCGCATTAGTTTTTCTCAATTCATGGACGGAATAAAAGATCGCAGGGGTAATGTGCTCGATTATGGAACTGGTCTCTCAAGACAGGCGGTAGCAGTCGGTCTGAAGAACTTGGCCCAGTCGGGTGCGGTCAGAGTCATGAAAAGCAAGAGTGGAAATGTGTACGAAATAAACCTGCATATGGATGTGGATAACGTAGTCAATTTAATAGACCAGTCTAGAAAGTTGACCAAAAGTAGTCTGAAAAATAGACAACAATCGGTCTACAAAGTAGACACACAAAACCTAGGAAACAAAGAGAAACAAAGTATTAGGGATCCTGTTCAAAACTTATCCACAGGTATCCGTGAACTGGCACGGAAGATGAGTATTAACAAATTTAGAAATTAAAACCAATGAAAAAAACAATTCAATTTACTATAAAGGGAAATCCTGAAGATATCGAAGGTAATCCGATCCCATACGTTCGTGTAGTCGGCCGAGCATTGTGGCTACCTAATGCAAAGAAATACCACGCATGGAAGGAATATGTTCGTAGCATCTTCTATCGCAACTACCCAGAGTTCTCATCCGAACAGACTCAACCTCTCACCACGAAGATATCTGAGAGGGCTCGAATGTCGATCGTAATCTACTGGGTGAATGGAGTCCATGCTGATCCCGATAATGTCTTCAAAGGATTGGCTGATGCACTCTTCAAGCAAGATAAGTTCCTTGATGGAGCATTTGAATCCCACTATGCGTCCGATGGTAAAGGACGGGTCGAAGTGGAAATAGTTCTCAATTCCAATGAACAATGAAGTACCTAAGTTTATTCTCGGGAATTGGTGGATTTGAGCTAGGAATAGCAAAAGCCTATGAAATCATGCGCACTAAGAACAAGAGACAGAGGATGCAAGGAACTAGAAATAAGAAAAGACAATCTAGTAAACGCAGTCACTTCGGTCCAAACAGATTCACTTGTGTTGGTTATTCCGAAATTGACAAATATGCAATTGAAATTTATCAAAAAAGATTCCCTGAACATAAAAACTATGGAGACATTACAAAAATCAAATCAGAAAAACTGCCAGACTTCGATCTATTGGTCGGAGGATTTCCGTGTCAGGCTTTCTCAATTGCTGGAAAAAGGAAAGGCTTCGAAGATACGCGCGGTACGCTCTTTTTTGATATCGCACGCATTCTCAGAAATAAAAAGCCAAAACTTATCTTACTGGAAAACGTCAAAGGACTGCTATCTCATGACAATGGCAACACTTTCAAAACCATTATCTCCACGCTTACAAAACTGGGGTACGACGTTCAGTGGCAAGTGCTTAACTCAAAGAATTTCGGAGTCCCTCAGAATCGGGAGCGAGTGTTCATTGTTGGACATCTTAGAGGCACAACCCGACCAAAAGTATTTCCTTTCACCGAAAACAACAGCGAGGATATTGTCCTACCAACCATCACGACACGTGTTACTGCAGACTCGAACGGAACTTATGTTGGTAAAAGATCGCCACGTCAAATCATAGGTGGCAGTCAAGGAAATAGAGTCTACGATCCCAAAGGAATATCAACCACGATCGCAAGCCAAGCAGGAGGTCTCGGTGCGAAGACAGGGTTGTACGCAGTTGGTGGACTCCAGGATCACCAGAAACCTCGCAAAGATGGTATCTCTCCAACACTCACTCAAGCAATGGGAATGGGTGGCGGACAGACACCGATAGTCTGGTCCAAGAAGATAAAGATTCGCAGACTTACTCCAACCGAATGTGAACGTCTTCAAGGATTTCCTGACGGATGGACGGAAGGAATAAGTGACACGCAAAGATACAAGGTGCTCGGAAATGCAGTGACAGTAAACGTAGTGATTGAAGTTGCAAGAAGAATCATTACTGAAGATAAAAATTATGTACAACGCTAATAATCCACAACATAGACTAACCCCCGATCAAGTAAAGCATCTTCAGCGTTGCTTTGAGGATGAGGGTTGGCGGATTAATTGGCTTTCAGTTTATTTTGGAATTGATAAAAAGTCGGTGCTATTTCATGTCAGACATAACGGCTGGGTCCGAAGAATAAAAGTCACTCGATATATGCCTAATGAGATTGCAGAAATATATCGAGAACGGAGAAAACAAAAGTACGAACTCAAGCTCAAAGGAACGTACCATTTTATTAAGATGTCGGCCGAGCAACACAGAGTAGAAAACTGCGGACATATCCGATGGGTAAAGCGCTGTAGTTCATGCAGTCAAATACTCGGATCGGATGCGACAGAACATAAACATTAAACACAATGAAAAATAAACAAACAAAAAAAGAACAACATTTAAATCCACTAAATTTATCGGCAAGGTTTCTTGCTGCACGACCTGATCTTGTTGGTCCATGGATCATTGGAGCACATAGTTTATTGCCAATATTTAAAACGGAACACAGGGGTGCACTCATTGCATATCTCGAAACAGTCCAAGGTGAATTTTTTTCAGCACTGCGACATTTCTGGGAAAAGAAAAATCCAAATTATAAGATGTCCTACACTTTCGGGACTATATGTAAGAACTCAAAAAGTGATGAGAGACTCGTTATCGGCATAACTCCAAATGAAAATGGAAAGCCAACATACGAGTACATGGATGACAACGGCAAGATCGGCGCATGCAATGAGTCGAGCATGGTGAGTTGGATGGAAAAAAGATAACTAAAATATATGCAAATCACAGATGTAAAAAAATATGACAAGAACGCAAAAGAGCATCCAGGCTTTCAGCTCGAGAAGATAGCGAGCTCCATAAAAGCATTCGGATGTAAGCAACCGATTATTCTCGATAAAGATAATGTGATTGTTGTGGGTCATGGCCGTTTTATTGCAATGACAGAACTGCTCGGCTACACACTGATGGAATCAAAAGCATTCACAAGAAAAGGCGAGCCTATTATTCCGTACATGTTGATTGATGATTTGAATGAAGAAGAAATAAAAGCATATCGAATTGCAGATAATCAACTCAACGCGCTTACAGGTCAAGATATGGTCCTCATTACTGAGGAGTTGAAGATGCTTGATGAGTCTGGATTTGATATCACTCTTACAGGTTTCGATAGAGATATTCTTCTTGAAGATGATGAGAAAGATGATGTGGTCCCTGAAGAACCAAAAGTGCCAAAGACAATACTTGGCGACGTGTATCAGCTTGGTCCACATACCATCGTGTGTGGAGATTCAACTGATAAGGATGCATATGAAAAGTCAGTGCAACAAAGAAAGGTCGATTGTGTTTTTACTGATCCTCCATACAACGTGAATTATTCGGGACGAGGAAAGAACACAAGTGAAGGCATTATGAACGATCACATGGACACAGAATCATTCGATACATTTCTTGAGAAAGCATTCGGATGTATTGCTGACGTTGCAAAGACTGGTGCAGGTTGGTATGTCTTTCACTCAACATCAACTCAAGCACAATTTGAAAAAGCACTCAAAAAATACGGAATGGCTATCCGTAATCAACTTATTTGGAACAAGCCAACTGCATCAATGGGATGGGGTGATTACCGATGGAAACATGAGCCGTTCTTCTACGCATCGAAGGACGGAATAAAAACAGTTTTCTATGGCGACCGCACTCACTCAACGATTGTGGATTTTCAAGACAGTGAACAGAAACTCATCAACTGGGCTAAGCGACAGAAAAAACTTGAGACTGAGGGTAAGTTTACGATATGGACAATGAAAAGAGACAAGGTAAATGAGTATAAGCATCCAACACAAAAACCTGTAGAGCTTATAACCTACGCACTTATGAATAGCTCGAAAGCTGAAGACTTGGTGGTCGATCCTTTTCTTGGAAGTGGCAGTACTCTAATTGCATGTGAAAAAGCAGACAGAGTCTGTGCAGGAATAGAGCTCGATCCAAAGTTTGTAGACGTTATCGTTCAGCGATGGGTGGATTTCACTGGCATTGAGCAAGTGGTCCGAAACGGAAAACCTGAAAACTGGACGAAAACCATCTATGAGCATGAACCTACAGAATAATGAAAATAGTCAGCCAAAAGTGCTCCTTTTGGAGGCTCCTAAGGACGTTCCAAGGAGTGTGGAGCCTTCACGCCCCGTAGAGGCAAATGAGGGCATTTCCGAGCCTTCGTCAGACCCCTTGGATTCCCGTAAATACGGGAAAAATACGGGAAAGGATTATGAGGTCGGTAAGAACAAGCCACCAGTCGAACATCAGTTCCAACCAGGCAATCCAGGCAAGCCAATAGGTGCCAGACACTTCACCACGGTATTCAGAGAGTATGTTCGAGAAGCGGGTGCGATTACTAAGGATGGACAAAAAGTAAGGTTCGATAAATTAATCGTGAAAAAGGTAGTGAACATGGCAGTTGATGGAAACCTCAAGGCAGCAGGAATGGTGATGGATCGAGTCGATGGAAAGGTTCCACAAACAATCGAAGTGAACAAGACAGAGCGTATCGGAGTGCTCGTAATGACACAAAAAGAAACCGAAGATCATGAAGGAATATTCAAACGAAAATATGCAAATCAAACAACCGACAACAATAATGCCTCCAGTGACGGAGATCGGAATGAAGACACTCCGAGAATCGAGGAAGGATGTGCGTACGAAACACACTAGAGAGCACTTCGGGTATTTTATTGCTTACTATCTCCCAAGATACGTGAGGTGTGAGTTTGCTGACTTTCATTACGAAATGATGGCTGACGTACACGACTTATTAGATTTCAAAATAAGAGAGGTTGCATGGTTCATGTTTGGAGAGAGCGCAAAGACAAGCTTTGTAAAAGGTTTGATACTTTACATGATTGCTTACGACATAGAACCTTATATCAATGCGGATGCCTTTGATAGCACTAACTCTGAACGTATCCTGTTTGATGTGGTATGGGAACTTCAAACCAACAAAAGATTCCTTGAAGACTTCGGAGAGAAATACAACATGACTAGAACAAAAGATGAGGTAACTCAAAAGAGAGTGAAGGATTTCATTACCAATCCCATGAAAGATGATGAAGGAAATATTACGAGGGAGGGAATCCGTGTCGAGGCACACAGCACACAGGAATCAGTCCGAGGGCGTGTGCATGGAGCGATGCGTCCAGGCTTTGTGCTACTAGATGACTTTGAAACAAAGAAGACACTCAAGAGTGAGGCATCAACAAATCAGATAAGAACACACATCCAAGAATTCAAACGAGGTCTCGACTCTGCAAGACGAAGGGTTATATATCTCGGTAATATCTTGTCAGAATACGGAAACGTACAGAGCATCATCGAACGTTCAAAGCATGATCCAGAATTGAGAGTGCGAATAGTTCCAATATGCAAGGGAGATTTAGTTACAGGAATACACACACCTACGTGGCCTGAAAGATGGGTAATGACTGATGAAGAAGCAAGAGCAACGGGAAAAGTAAGTGTCGAAGGTAAAAGGCGATCAATGTGGACACCTGAAGAAGGTGACATGGACTTCCAATCAGAAATGCTTTGTCAGCCAGTGGATGAGTCAAAGGCAATCTTCAAGCGTGACTGGTTTATGTCGGTAAGTTGGGATGATCTTATGCAAAAGAAGTTAGCAGCCTACGTAACCCTAGACACCCCAAGTCGAAAAGAGGGAGAGGTAAGCAAGGACGGAGACTACGTGGGTATTTGCATCAACTGGATAGACAGAGAAGGTAAGTGGCATTTGAAAGCATGGAGAGAAAAACTTGGTCCAACTGCAATCATCGAGAAGATGTTCGGGCTTTATAGTTTCCTTATTCAAGCAGGTACACCACCTGTGAAGTTTGGATGGGAAGATACAGCGTTCACTAGAGGTCTTGAACCAATGCTAAGGCATGAACAAAGGATGCGACAGATATTTTTACCACTCATGTGGCTCAAGCATGCAGGTAGATCGAAAGAGGATCGAATAAGAACAGGATTGCTCTACCGATACGAAACAAGAAGTATCTATCACCTCAAAGGCGAGTGTAAAGACTTGGAAAACGAACTCATGAGGTTTCCTGATTCAAAACATGACGATACAAGCGATGCTACTGCATATCAAAGCGATATTGCACGTCCTGCAGGAACAGAAAAGCCAAGAGATGCTAGACCAGAACCCCTTATTGTTACCGCATACGGCAAGATTAGACCTGCATACGAGGAAGAATTTTATGACGAGAATCCTCAATACCCTGATATCGGGATATAAGAAGAAAGTAATACACCAAAAAATGTGTTCTATCACACACATACTGAAATAATCATGGCACTAGCCCACTATAAAAAACGAGACGAACTAGCAAAGCAGGCTCTCAAGGAGATAGATTTTTCATATAGGTACAAGAAGTCTCGAATGACTTCGTGGAATAAGAATGAGGACATGATGAATCCAGACAAGTCGAATCCATCAGTCATCTCTCCTTACGGCGGTTCAGTAGCTCAAGCAGACACAAGAGCACAAGTACCTTTATACAAGATGCATGGCTATGTCCACACAATCCTCTCAAAAATAGATAGTCCACTGACATTCAAATATGTAAAAGGAGAAACAGCAGACCTGAAGAAGTCTAAGCTGATGAACTCCATCAAAGACAAGGATGCAAAGATTGGACGTTGGAATTTCAAAGACCTCATGGGTAAACGAGACTCAGCGATATATGGACGTACCATTTATCTTTATATGACCCGAAACGAAAAGGGTCAGTACAAGAGTCTCCTCAATCTGATTGATCCAAAGGACTTCCTTATTGATCCAGATGTTGGTGGCCTTTGTACAGAGGAAGAAGATGGAAGTGGCGTGGAGAAAGCAAACTATCTTGGATGGTGGAATACCAAGCTCACAAGAGCTCAAATTACAAAAGGAATAAAAGATGGTATTTACTACAAGAAAGTTGCAGAGGATTTAATGGATGGTGGCACTAACTCTAAAGCCAAAACCAATCAAGACGACGATAAAGACAACAGAAAACCTTCCGGTGCTCCACGTGATAGATACAAGAATGAGAACCAGTTTATTTTTTATACATGGATAACGACTGATGAGAATGACGAACGTTATTATTTGGTCCTAACACCATCCGGAGATTGCATCAGGTGTGAATCATGGAAAAATATTCGAAAGAGTGGTAAGTACCCAATATGGACATGGGCAGCGTTCCCTGACCCGAGAGAGTTTTGGACGCCATCTTACTGCGACTTTGCACGTGGCATATTCCAAGCACAGGAAAAGAGTATCAATCAGTCACTCGATAACTCTGAACAGATCAACAGACCACAGACAGCCGTCAACGTTGACTATGTTCGAAACTTAGCGCAAGTTCGTTACAGAAAAGACGGGTACATTGAAATCGAAGGAAACGTGGACGTGAATCGAGTACTTCAAACAAGGCAGACTCCTGCAATTGAAGGTCCATTCAAAGTGTACGACAAATTAGAATCAATAGTCGAATCAGAAAGCGGAGTAACCTCAGACGTGAAAGGTACCAGCGATGAAGACACTCTTGGAATCTACGAAGGAAACCTCATGCAAGCAGGAGATCGGTTCGGACTTTTGAATAAAAGCTATGCCGAAGGATACTACCGATTTGCAGTACTGCATAAAGAAGGAGTGATGCAAGACTTAAAAAAGAAAATGGCAGTGCAGATACTTGGTCCAATGGGACTTGATATAGAAATGGTAAGTGCTAGAGATTTGAAACCATTTACAAATGATTACGATATTCTAGTCGAATCAAGTATTGCTGAGGCACAAAGTAACTTAGCGGATAGTAAGAATAAGCTCACATTCCTAGGATCCTACAAAGGAGATCAAACAATTAATCAGAAAGTATTATTTGAAACCCAAGCGACAATAGCAGGAGTAGATGACGACACCATTAAACGACTTCTTGATACCAATGATTATGATGCGATTGAAGTTGTGGCACAGGCAGACGAAGCATTCCAAATGATTATTGGTGGGGATACTCCTCCACTTTATAAAGATGCAAATACAGCATTCCTACAACGACTCCACGATTTGTCTGACAAGTACGATCATGAAATTACTCCTGAACAACATGAAGCAGTGTTCTCCTATATCGATAACATAACACCGATTGTGGAGAAGAATGCGTCACGATCAATAGTGGCAGAGTCTGCAAAAGCAGGTCTTATCAGTGGGTCTGGAGGAATGGTCGATGGAACCGAACTAAATGATACAAATCTTGCAGCAGATGAACCAATCCCTCCTGGTGATCCAGGTGCGGAGGCGGCTATTACCGCAGCATTATCAAAATAATAATTAATTTAAATTTATGTCTAAATCAAACAATGTGAAATTTGTAGAAAGTGAAGGTAAGTGGTTATGGAAAAGATACGATGAGAATGGATCGGTAATTTATCGAAGTTCATTATTTAATACTGAGCGAGAGGTTCGAGAGGATTATGATATCAATGGAGAAGACTCTCAAGATTCTGAAGCTCAAAATAATATCTCTACAGATGCTATTAGCACTTCTGAAAATGGTGATAATACTAATACAGTCACACCACTATCAGAACCAAATACAGCGGGAACTGCAATAGATGAGGAACCTCAGAATGAACAGATAGAAGATAATACCGCAGGACAAGCAACAATCTAATGTTGAAATTTAATTACCAAATTAAGAGGAAGGCAAAAGATAAGGGTGACTATCGAATCACTAAGCATGGACAGATGGCAGAGTTTTCCTTGCGTGAATTAAGTCGAAACATTGAACAGATACGTAAGCAGTCAAAGGAAATGGAAGCAAATGCAAAACTTCAAGAGGCACTTGCAGATAATATTCGTAGAGCAAATCCTGACCTTGCTGTATTCATAAAGAAACTAACACCTAAGAAACGTCATGCACTCATCATGCTTTCTATTCAAGAAAACAAAGCAAGGCAATTCAAGGATCAGGAGAGAGAGTCGAAACGAATCCTCCGCACTATTACTAGCGAGGACAAAGAAGTCCGTAATCAACATTTTAATGGTTCAACATGGATAGACGTGGTGACAGGACTAAATTCTGACGACCTTTATGTATTCACAAATTACAGCTCACTAACAGGTGCGTGGACTTTTGCTGGTGGTCCAGGGGGGCTCTTTAAATTTGCGAATGCTAATCCGAATGATTATATTCAGCTTTATAGCTCTTCTGATTTTTTCTGTGGCTTTCCATTAATTGATAAAGCGCGTATGTACTTATGGGGAATTATTAAAGACCCAACAAGTTTATATCGGAGCTATGTAGATGCACAACGTGCGGGTGTAAGTTTTACACAAATAGCAAATGAAAATATAGGAAGTGGTAATGGAATACAAACATCATTCTCTGGAACTCTTGCGTTCAAGACGGGTCAGCCGAAGCGTAACTGTGGTCTCGTCACCATAAAGTGTACTGATGGTGGTGGAGAAATATTTATTGATAATAAAAATGGAAATCTGAAAGGGAATACGGGTGGTGTAGGTACAATTAACTATGTCACCGGCGCATGGAACGTGAACTTCGTTACTGTTCCAGCAAACACACCAAATAATATACAAGCAACGTATGTATGGGAAAACAGCACAAGTAAAGGTGTTGCTGATTTTACATATAGCTCATCAAGACTTGCCGGTGAGGGTGATGTAATCCGACAAGACGAAGGTGGTGATGCAATTCAACAGCTCGTGATCGGTATAGACGGAAACTACTACTCACTTAAAAAGCAGAGTGCATATCAGCATAAGTACACTGACGATGATAAAACTTTCAATAACCAAGTTGTCCGACGAAATATCGGTGTACTCACAAGAAAGAGTGTAGTAACAACCGGACGTGGCGTGGTTTTTATCAACACAGCGAACCCCGATCGCCCACAACTTACAGTGCTAGAGAAAAACCCACTAGGTGATGACATTCTTTCAACCGAAATCATCCCACGCTTTGCATGGGAAAAATTTGATTATTCAGATGCCGTGATGGAAACTTACGGACAATTTATTGTTCTTTGTTGTAGACAAGAGGGAAATATTATTAACGACCGCATGCTTGTGATAGATATTGTGAAGAATACAGTGGACATCGTTAATTATGGAATGAGATCACTCGCTAAAGATTCCGGAATACTTTATGGAGGTAGCCCCCATACCCAGACTGTTTACAAGATTCTTAATGGTTTTGATGATGACAGTTATGTCATTCAAAATAATTGGGATAGTAAATACGAAACTTACGGAACACATCGACTTAAAAAATATCGCAGACTTCGATACCGAGGTGAAATTGATCCTGCTCAATATGTTGAAGTTTATGCCGATTTTGATGGAACTGGATACAATCTGGTTGGCACGATCAGAGGTGATGCAACTTATGTAAACAGAACAAGTCCTTCAAGCGTAGGAACCACCATGGTCGGTGAGTCAGCAATTGGAGGCGATGGAGAAGTAAAGGTTTATCCATATGAAATGGAGATCAAAGCAGTGAAAATTCCAAAATTTAGGCGCAGAAGTGTTCGATTTGTAGCCAAGGGTATTGGATACGTCAGCATAATGGAGTCAATCGATTGGGACATCCTTACCTATGAGGATAAATTACCAAAGGTGTATCGCCAAAAGCAGCATGTAAGTCTAGATGGAACACAGGTGAATCAGTAATACACCATTTTTTTCACTTTCTTGAATTCATACTTTAAGTATGGCGTCAGGACTTACTAAAGTAATCGCAAATTTTGAGACATCTCTAGCCACAAAGCTTGCTAGTGGTGCTGTTGGTGGTGCTCTCACAAGTGTTGTTGATAAAAATGGAGTAAGTCTCCCAACAGCTAAATACTGCATGATTGTCGATCGAGGAACCGGAGATGAAGAACACCTACTCTTTGATCTTACAGGTAATGCAATGGCGAATATCATCAGTGTCTCACGCCAAGGAGTGCAAACAATTGGAGTACAAAATCTTAACGGACATCGCGCAGGAGCAAAGTGTTATCTTACGGATTTCGTAAACCTCAAACTTATTGTAGATATTTTGAATGGCGTAGATACCCTCGATTCAGTGAATCCTCTGAAGTATGATTCCGATCCAATCTTCACTGATTCAAAACAGCTGATCTCAAAAGGATATGTTGACGACAAGGTCGCTCTCTTTATAAGCAATCTTCTTTCGGGAAACAATGTTTTTGCAGGTCTGAATTCATTTACACAGTCTCCTCAAGTTCCAACTCCGACCACAGCTAATGATGCTGCAAATATGGCGTATGTCTTATCTCTCGTTTTTGGTGGCGTACTTGCTGGTGTAAACAAGATGACCCTCAACTACGATTCGTTCGGGAGAGTAAAAAATATTCGAGATAACGAACTCGGCACGATTTATATCGTGAGTTATGACAGTCAAGACAATCCGATAAAAATATTTGATGGCGTAAGTACGTGGAGACTGAATTACTCAAATGACAGGCTTGTCAGTATTACAAAACCTTAACAATTAATTTTAATAATAAATTTATGTTTCAAGCACCACTAGGAAAAAATAAAAATACACTCGCTCAACCACAAAAAGGAACCGCTATGTTTTCTGCTGTGATGCAGATGTATCAAGAATCCTTCAGGAAAGTTTTCAGATACAACGCTATCTCGTCTCAAGGAACTCTTTCTATTACCAGCATTCCTTTGAATGGAGAAACGATCACAATTGGAAATAAAACATATGCATGGCAGACCACCCTCACAAATGTAGACGGCAACATTGCAATCGGTGGTTCCTTGGCAGCTGCACAACAAAACCTGATAGATGCCATTAATCTCACATCAACAACTGGCGGTCCGGGCAATCAATATGCGACCGCAATGACTGAACATCCTCAGGTAGCAGTTTCTACTTTATGGATAGCGAATACCTTAGCTATTACAGCAAAGACATTTGGAGTTGTTGGAAATTCAATTGTCACTACAGAGACAATGGCAAGTGGATCATTTGATGCTGCAACTCTCGGTACTACTCGAGCAGGTGTCGATGAATCGGATGCGGATACGCTTTTATGGAGTGCGAATATAAACAATAACTTTCCATCAAGCACTGCTGATCTTATGGATGCGACATGGTCAAACTTAAATGACTATAACCAGCAAGGTCAGGCAGGATGGAAGAATAGTGACTTCGCATGGACACCCGAACTTATGGCTATTGATTCGTCAAGAAAAGTGGTAGCACCAGATCACTTTAATCGTTTATATAAAAGAATCAGAAAAATATCTCCTAGATTTTATACACAAAAAAGAACCAGAGTATCTCTTGCATCACCATTTGTAACTCATGGATCAAATGGAGTGTATAAATCCATTCCTCTCGATTCAACTCGTATGGCTTGGATTTACAACCAAGCTGCAGCAGTCGCAGGAACTTATCTTGTAATTTCTACTACTGATGCAAATGGTGTTCTTACTTTTGGAACACCAGTTATTCTTGACACAAATCAAAATGCTGATTTTGTTGACATGGTCTTGGTAAATACTGACAAGATTCTGATCTCTTATGGAAATGCCGGAGCGACGAACTTCATTACAACGAGAACTGCTTCAATCTCTCTCAATGTCATCACAATGAACTCGGGTGTGCAAGTTGCTGCCACTGCTGTCGTTGAATCGTATCTTTGTAAAGTTGATTCTGATAAAGCACTTCTCGCATGGAGAAATGGGACACAGGTTTCCTACAATGTGGTCACCCTTACTGGTACAGTTCCTTCATATGGAGCAACCTCAAACATCACAGGAAGTCCTACTTATACGAGACTATATCAAAATGGCACAGACAAGGCTCAATCATTCTATTTAAAATCAGGAAACTGCTACACCGTAACCGTCACGGTTTCTGGCACATCGGTCTCATTTGGAGTGGAGCTTGTGATGATGAATGGCTCTCTATTCAACAACAAACTTAATCATGATGCGGTCCAAGTAGCCACTGATAAATTTATTTGGTTGGGAACTACCTATGATGAATCTGCAAATGGTGATCGTAGAAATTGTGCCTTCATCACTATTTCTGGCACCACATCGACAGTAACTCAGACAACAAAAAGCGGTATGAACTCGATTGATACAATGCGTCTTTTTACTGTTACCCCAGGATCTGATTATTATTTTATTTGGCACAACTCAACAAGCTGTAGAGGTAAGAAAATTATTGTTGATACAACAGCGAACACTTTGACCATGTCGTATGGAAACCCTGAACAACATCCAGAAAACGAAGGGGGGGATTACGGCCCTGACGGTATGTGGTTTTCGAATTGGGAATCACGGCATGACAATTTTGGTTTTGGTGGACAAAATATCTTTGTCCAGGTCGGGACAAAAACATTCATGATGGGTCTTGGTCTTGGAAGTTATTTTGAATATGTATCGACAGATCAAATTTCTCTTCAAGTGCTCTATCAAGAAAATGTTGTAGCAACACTACAGTGCAACTATAACTTTCTAGTTGAACCGAAGGATATAAATCTCTCACTCTCTGATTATTGCGTACATTATAAAATAAAAAATAATAGTTCGATACCTATATATCTTCACCAGCGTCGCATCTGGATGGAATTGGAATAAAAATTATTAAACATGGCATCTTACACGATAAAATATGGCGACACTCTCAGTGGTATTGCCTCACAAACAGGAAAGAGCATCCAGGATTTGATGCGTCTTAACCCTTCCATAGCTGACCCGAATAAAATCTATGCTGGACGTGCATTGAATGTTGGTGATAACGCTCCTGCAACTGTTACACCTCCTGCACCATCTTCAAATCAAAAACAAACAATTGCACAAGTAGCCAAGGTTTCAATTCCTAATTACACAGAAGACCCAACTACCAAAAAGATAGGGCAATCCCTTAAAAACCAAGCAACGGAATCAATAAACGAAGAAGCTATTCGAGCCGCCACAAGGTCCCGTATTCAGGGCCAAATTGACGCCATAAACGCCGCTGTGAGCGATCAAATAGCTAACTTCAGGAATACTACGGGTAAGAACCGCCAAGGCCAAAGTTACGCCCTTGCGGCAGCTGGGGGCAGAATCGGCAGTCCTACAGGAGAAGCAGAATTTCGTACCACTGAAGACTTCAACAGACAAGAAGAACAGACATATCAAAGTCAGGCAAATGCACAAATATCATCACTCCTTGGCGTAGCAACTAGAGATGCAACAGCGGAAATAGAAGCTAAGCGTACTGCGATTAAGCAAGGTGCTGATAAATATTTTGAGTTTCTTGAGACACAAGGTCAGCGGAAGCGTGATCAAATTACTGCATTTCTTCGTAACATGCTTGCGCTTGGTGTTGATCCAAACGAAATAGATGATAAAGATTTTGAAAAGATTCAAGACCAATATGGTTTCAATAAAGATCAGTTGATTTCTCTATTTGGTGATATTAAAACTCAAAAAGGTGCGCAAGAACAAGAATCAGAAATATCTGCTGCAGACCTTGAGAAAAAGAAAATAGATATCGAAAAAACTAGAACTGAAATGAATCAGTTTGATTTGAGTGAGGGTGAGGCTCGGTATGTTTATGATCCAGAGACTGGTACAGCAAAACTTGTTGCAGCTCGAGCAAAAACATATGCCCCTGGTAGTGGAAGTGGCGGAAATAGTTCGGGAACTAATCTCGCATATGATGATGCAAATTACACATTAGATGCAATTCGTAAATCAAAAGGTGGCCGAGTGATGACCCAAGGAGAGTTGAAACCAATCACAGATATTCAAACGATTGTTAGTCAGGCAGATACTCTCACAAGTCTTATTAATACTGTCGACACCGGTCCAATCGTTGGAATCATTAAGAGCAATAATCCATATGACACCAAGGCTCAACAAATGAAATCAGCAATCACTGCTATCGTTCCTAAACTCGCTCGTGGAGTTTATGGCGAAGTAGGAGTACTTACTGATGCAGATATTGAGAATTATTCTCGAACCATTGCAAATCTTCAAAGTACAGCTGACGTGAACAAGGCGGTCATGGCAATGACTCTTGATATTGCTACAAGGTCACTTGCAAGCCAGCTCAATTCAATGGCAGCAGGTCAGCGTGATGTTTCTCGTTTTGAATCTATTTATAACGGACTTAACGCCAAAGCCACTTCACTTAAATCAGAACTTGGATACGGTTCAGGCGGGGTAACTGAAACAAGCGCTTTCACAAGTAAGAGTGGAAAAACATATAACCTCCCAAATTAATTATGCTTACTCGAGAAAAAATACAACAGAATATCGAAGCACTTGAGAGTCAGGGAGCAAGTCAACAAGAAATACAAGAGTGGTTAAATACTCTACCAACTTCATCTGCTCAACAACAAGAACCTACTAAGAAGAAAGATGGGATTTTAAAATCAATAGGGAAGGTGCTTATTTCAAGTGAACTTAAATTCGGGAAAAGTATCGCTGATGCATTGCCTGGTTTTGTTCCCGGAAGTGCGGCATGGACAAATAAACAAAACGAGGGGCTCATGAAGCAACATGAGGATATTGCAAATAATCTTCTAAAAACTATTAAGGAAAAGAAAGCTCGTGGTGAAGATGTCTCACGACTTGAGGTGGCACTTCAACAACACATTAAAGATACGAGTAAACCACCAATCGATATAAATGAAACAAATGCGAGCGTGAATAAAACCGGCAAGCAAATATTTGGTGAAGGACTAGGTGTTGCTGCTGATATTCTGTCAGCAGGTTCATATGGAAAAGCAGCTCAAGGTGCACAATCAGGCAAATTACTTATTGCAGGAAAGATGTCAGGCAAAGCCGCAACAGTTCTCAGTAAAGTCGGGATTGGTAGTACTGTCTCAGCAAAAGCAGGTGCTCTTCCAAGTATTATCGGCGGAGGTACTAAAGCTCAAGCAGCACTTAAGGGTGCATGGCAAGGAGCAAAGCAAGGATTTACTTCAGGATCAATATGGGGAACAACACAAGGGGCTGCTCGAGCGATGCAAGACAATAAAAGTAATACGGATGTTGCATCTGATGCTATCGCAGGTGGAGTTATTGGAGGTGTTGCCGGAGGTACTGTTGGAGCAATTGTTGGAGGGACTAGTGGTTATGTAAATCGACGTCGAGAAATTAATCGAATACTCGATCCTGCAACAGCCTCGGATAGTACAATAAATTCACTTCATGACGAGATATCAAAACATGCTGACGAAGACGTATTTAAAACCTCAATCAAGAGTGGTGATTTAAATATTGACCAAGTGTATCAAAAAGATGGGTCCCTAAACCCTGAATTAGCTAAAGGGAGAATAGATGATATTGCAGCAAACCTTGATCTTAAGATACCAGGAGCAGGAGAAAAATATCGAACTCTTATTGATCCAAACAAAACTACTTTCGATGAACTTATTTCAAAGGCAGATGATGTAATTGACGATAGTAAAAAGATTCCTGCTGAAGTTATTAAATATTCTGTAAACGCAGATGGTAAAAAAATAATTGATGAAAAAGCTACTGAGGCATTAAAGTCTGGTATTGCTGATCAAGATATCGCATTTATTAAAAATGCTTCTGTTGAGGACAAAAAGATATTTGATAAGGCTATGAAAGTTGCAGAACAAGCATCAAAAGATAAAGCATACTCACGTCAGCCAATCGAACAAGCTGGAAAAGTTTTGATTGATCAAGCAAATACTGTAGAAGGTGCAAGACAAAAGGTAGGGCATGAACTAGGAACCTTGAGAGCAAAACTTGGTGATGTGCCAGTAACAATTACAGATACAGCTGATGTTTTTTATAAAGACTTAGATGATGCAGGGATTGTTATAACAAAAGATGGACTCGATTTCTCTAAATCAAAGTATGCCAATGTTCCAAAAATTCAAAATATCATGGATAGTGTCCATCAGAGAATTGCCGGTCTTGGTGACGAGTCAAATGTAAAAAAAGTCGATATGATAAGACAACAGTTAGGCACTGAAGTTGATCTTGGAACCTTAGAAGGAAATCTTGATAAAAGTGCTAAACGTATCCTGCAGAAGATATATGCCGGTCTTGGAGATAATATTTCTTATATAGATACGGACTACGCAGAACTTTCAAATGAGTACTCAAAACTTTCAAGTGCTATGGATTATTTTCAAAGAGTGCTTGGAAAAGACTTTGAGGCAACAAATATAAATTCATCACTTCGTGCAGGTGAAGTTGGAAGAAGAATACTAGGAAATGCATCATCACGACCTCTGGTGGTTGTTGAGAATATTCAAGACCTCGCACGCACTTATGGATTCGATAAAAGTATCGATGCGCGTAATCAGTTCTTATTCGCAAGTTTTCTTGAAGACTTATACGGTACTAATCAATCTCAAAGTCTTCAGAGTCAAATAACTAAGGGTGTAAATAGCGCAGAAGAAGCTAGGGGAGCGCTCACAGATGTTGCAACAGGAAACGCATCAGGGCTACTCTCAAAGGCTGTTAAAAAGGGTATCAATCTGGTAAGAAATATAACTCCAGAACGACAGATTGAAGCCGTAAGAGCTCTCATATCTCATTAAAAGTAATACACCATATTTTACCTTAAGACGAATCTACTATGGAGATATGGAACCACTAGCTTTCAAAAAGTTTTTATACAACCAAGTTGCACTTGTTGCTGGTATTGTAGGTGTCGCATTTGGAATCTTCAACATGCTTCAGGTCCCAAAAACTGATATAGAAGTTATCAATGCACTAAATAATATACGAGACAATCACATCCATACAATTGAAGAAAATGTAAAACGACTCGATGAACAACAGGGTGCGTGGTACCGAAGCACAGGAGAAAGACTCACGAAAATTGAGACTATTCTTGATGAGCGTTTACCAGCTAAAAAATAGCAATTTATGAATATCTCATTTCAACAATCACCAAATTATGTAAGCGGTCCCAAAAAAAAGATTGCTGTTGTTCTTCATTTTACACTCGGATCATACGTTGGAGCAGTGGAATGGCTCAAGAATGCCAATCGTCCAAATCGCTCATCGGCACATTTTGTCATTGGACGGAATCCAAACGAAATTGTTCAGCTTGTGAAAATAACTGATATTGCGTGGCACGCAGGAGGTATAAATAATCCAAACGATCGAGCAAAAAAGATAATGCTCAAGAATTTGGATGGCTCATATGTAAATCCAAACCAGTACACGATCGGTATTGAACTTGCAGCCGGATATGACGTGGATCATGACGGAGTGGTCGAACCAAATGAAAATGATATTACTGAGTGGCAATATCAACAACTCACTGAACTAGTGAAGTCGTTCGCAGATAATTCAGACACAGTATTTATTCTTGATCCAAAAAACATCATCATTCACGGAGATATTGCGGACTACAAAGAAAAACCTGAGATTGTGCGAACGGAACTTCTTAAGAGATTGTTTCCAACTCAATCAATAAACAAAGAGGCAATCAAGACTCAGATAATCACTTTACTAAACCAGCTATGAGATACATCTCACAAATCATTATCGTAATCGTGGCATTTCTGTTCGCTTATGCAATCTGGTTAGAACATGTGCATTGAGATAAAGAAAAGTTAAAGAAATTATAAAGTTTTAATAAAATATTTATGAACAAAATTTATACATCAGCAAGCAAAATAGTTTTCATTCTTATGGCCGTCGCAGTAGTTGTTGGAATGTTTTATGGAAAAGTGGATGCTAAGGATTTTATGATTCTTGCATCGATGGCATTTTCTTTCTATTTTGCTAACAAAGGAGATAGCAATGAGCCTTTTGCGGGTAAATAGGCAATGAGACAAGCCTCTGATAGGATAGGGGCATGATTAAATACTCGGACGACCCTAAAAATCGAGACCTCTCAATCGTAAAGATTTGCGATCATTGCAAGCAGGAGTATCACCCTCGCAAAAAAAGCATGGCAACTCTAAGTCGTTTTTGTTCTCAGGAATGCGTTAGGAAAGGTATGCGTGGTGTTATGCAGCAATCATACGGAAAGAATGTTGATCCTAAATTCGATAAAGGAAAATAGTATCTGATTTCAAGCACTTTATTATCGACCGTTTTTGGAGTAGAATGGTAATAATGAGTGCGGTCCACCACACAGTTGCAGAAAGTAAAGATGGTCACCTAGGTAAACTCCTAGGGATTATTTTTAATGACTTCGGTAATGAATTTGAAAATTACCTACATGATATATTGGATGAGAAAAACCCATCATTCAAAATTAAAACTCAGTATGCAGAATATAAATTCAATGTTGTCGATGGTGAAAAACTAGAGGCTGAAAATAAACAAATCACGATTGGACGTGACAGTATTGAAATTGACCCACTAAAAATAAAATATTTCATTCGTAGGCAGTTTATTGCAGATGAAGAACTTTTTAATTTATATCTACGTAGGGGGAAAGAAGTTCGCCCACACGAAGCACAAGAAAAAGCTCTCGCTAATCTTAATGAGTCAAGAAAATCTGGAGCAGATAGAGCCCTTGCAATTCTAGCAACTGGCTTAGGTAAAACAATACTCTCTGCACTCGATACAAAAGCCACAAAATCAAACAGAGTTCTTTTTATTGTGCACATTAATGAAATCTTGAGACAAACTAAGGATTCGTTTGAGAAAGTTTCACCAGAGAGAAAGGATGACTTGGGATTTTATACTGGTAAACAAAAAGATAAGGATAAAGATATTCTATTTGCATCAATTCAAACTATGGGAAGGCAAAAACACATTCAGAGTTTTTCTCCGGACCATTTCGACTACATAATAATTGACGAAACTCATCATACGGCAGCCCCGACTTACAAAAAGATATTTGACTACTTCAAGCCAAAGTTTTTCCTAGGTCTGACTGCAACACCCGACCGAATGGATCAGAAAGATATTCTCGGTTTTTACAACGGTAATGTTGTATTTGAGATGGGACAGGAGGCGGCTATTGAACAAGGATACTTAACCCCGTTCAAATATCTCGGTTTCAAAGACGATATTGATTATTCCGATATTTTTTTCAACGGATTTCGGTACGACACCAAAGACCTAAATAAACATCTCTTAATAGACGCTCGTGACGAGGCTATCATAAAGAAATTTAAAGAACAGGCAGGAGATCGTAAGACCATTGGATTCTGTGCCTCAATTGAGCACGCAGAGCGAAGTGCTAAAAAATTCAAGGCAGCAGGAATAAATGCTATTGCTGTACATTCTCGCAGTGAAGGTCTTGAAGAGTACGAGGACAAGAGCAAAGAGATGCTCATAAAACATTTTAGAGAGGGTAAATGTCAGGTAGCTTTTGTGGTTGACATGTTCAATGAAGGTGTCGATATTCCAGATGTTTCCTGTCTTCTTTTCCTACGACCAACAGAATCACGAACAATTTTCATTCAGCATATGGGCCGTGGTTTGCGAGTTGCAGCTACAAAAGAAAACGTGTTGATTTTAGATTTTATCGGTAACTACAGAACAGCAAACTTGATTCTCGAGGCTTTAAATATAAAAGATGGAGTCCGTGGATTGAAGAAGGTACATCGTGATGGAAAGGACATGTTCGTCTACGATATAAATGGCTGCGAGGTAATTTTTGAAGCGGAGGTTATTGATATTTTCAAGAGCAACGAGGCTGTACACTCAAAGGAAGTTAAAGATGATGTTATTGGAGAAGAATGGAGAGAATACTCCGACTACATCGAAAAATGGACGAAAGATAATCTCTACTGGAAACGAGGACAACAGAATCAGTACTTCGAAGTAAATTTTGAAGCAATAAAAATAATCAAAGAGAACCCTGAAATTACAGAAAAGGAATTTATCGAAAAAATACAAAAAATTGTAGAGGAGAAGTATCCAAAGAAAAACATGACAGCTGGATTTCGTGCACTCATACTTAGTAAGATAAGTGGATTTGTTTCTGCAGAGTCTCCACTCAAACCGATGCCGCCTTTTGATGAGATTTATAAAAAGGTAACCGACTTCTCAGACCTCAAAAGTTATGAAGATATCCTAACAAATCAACTTGAAAAAATATTTTATTGGAATTCGATATATGGTGCATACAACAAGTATGTCGATCCAACAAAAAGAGTGTCTTTCAAGGACTTCAAAATTTATCCATTCTTCTTTATCTACGATGTGATGATTAGGCTTGTCGATGACTATGGGTCAGAACCTTTCATTAGTAAGTTTGAGTTCAATACATTTCTCGCTATTACAAAAGAGCACTCCGAAGGGAAGGAAGTGAGTGAAAGAATCCTCCGATATCGTGATGATGATGAAAAGCATCAGATAAAAAAACTTCTAGATTCGAAAAATAATATTGACCCTCGTTTTTATGGAATTGTCCACTACTGCAAGTACTTAAGTAGAGATTCAAAAGGTATTCATATCAAACCAGAATACATTGATGAAGTTCGGTCAAGAGTCCACGAATTTCGATCCCTTTACGAGTCCGGAAAGCTCGTGATGTATAGCGAAAACACTCGGGAAACATACGAGAACATGCTATACTTTAACGGCAGTGTTCTTGATTTTCACAAAGAGAAATAA